TAAATGGAGGAGATACGTAAGTACCATAACGAGTCTAAGCGTCTCCTCATCCAATCGGCTACCCGCGAAGGCGACAGTATTTTGGATGTAGGATGTGGATTCGGTGGTGATCTCCAAAAGTGGAAACACGCCGGGGCTAATATAAGCATGTGTGAACCAAACCCAGACTCACTTAAGGAGGCTAAGTCGCGCGCAAAGAACATGAAAATACGCGTCAATTTTTATGAAGGTGATATATTCGCGTGTCCACAAAGGAAATACGACGTCGTATGTTATAACTTTGCGTTACACTATATATTCGAATCACCCAAGTTATTCGAGACGTCTTTATTAGCAATTAAAAATAGACTTAAACCCGGGGGTCAATTCATAGGGATCATACCAAATTCCGATAAGATTATCATGAACACGCCCGTAAAAGATGAGTTAGGGAACTACTTTCTAATGAAACATACGAGTTCGGGGAACTTTGGGGAAAAGTTATACGTTCATTTAGCCGATACGCCGTATTATGCCGACGGACCAAAAGTCGAACCTATCGCGCATAAAGATATGTTATTCACGCGAATGGAAAATTTGGGGTTTACTTTAACACTGTGGGAAGATCTTAAAGGGAACCCGGTTTCGGATTTGTATAGTAAATTTAGGTTTGTGTATAAGAAATGATTAGTTTCTGTTAGTACGTCTACTCTGAGCGGCGTTACCCGCCTTTTTTCTTATCGTGTTTGGTTTGTTCGGTGTTTTTGGTATGTTATTTAATTTCATCTTGTTTAGGTTTTTCACGAGAGTGTTCGGTGTGTTTGGTTTATTTGGTTTTACAAACTTGACGAAATTTAAGTTTCTTCTAAATAATGGTTGTCGTGTAAATGGATTTGAAACGATATTTGTGTTTGGGTTAAGACTGTATAAAGTGTTAATATTAGTGATATTAGTATTTTTGTTTTTCGTTTTTATCCAGTTTAGAAGTGATTTTTCAGTTAAGTACCTATTGTATCCGAGGTTTAAGGCATTATTACCGACACTAAAATTATACCCAGATATAGGATCGTTACGATTAGTGTTTAGGGGTACGTTTCTACGTTGTACAGGTCTAAGTGGTATATGTTCAAAACGTGTCCAACTACTCTTAGTAATGCTTAAACCAGATCGATGAAGTGATTTTGGTATAATTCTAAGGTTTGGGTTACTATGTATATAAATGGAGCTTAGGTTTGGAAGACGACCGATCTCATCTGGTAACGAGGTTAACTTATTAAAGCCTAAAAGAATTGCCTCGAGTTTTGTAAGCTTACCGATCTCTTTTGGTATAGATGTTAATTTATTAGCAGCCAATCCAAGAAACGTAAGATTTTTAAGGTTGCCGATTTGTGGTGGTAACGAGTTTAATTGATTATCAGACAATTTAAGTGTGTCAAGTTTTGTAAGTTTACCGATTGATTCTGGTAACGAGTTTAATTTATTATCTCCCGAACCAAAAAACTCAAGTTTTTTAAGGTTACCAATAGATGATGGTAACGAGTTTAAAATATTACCCTCCGACTCAAGTACCTGTAGATTTTTAAGGTTACCAATAGATGATGGTAACAAGTTTAAACGATTACTACTCATCGTAAGTACCTGTAGATTTTTAAGGTTACCAATAGATGTTGGTATTGAGGTTAAATCATTACTGTTCAAATTAAGATGCGTAAGTTTTTTAAGGTTACCAATAGATGATGGTAATGAGTTTAAATCATTCCCGGCCAAAATAAGTTCCTCTAGTTTTTTAAGTTTACCAATAGATGATGGTAAATTGGTTAAGTTTCTATTTTCTAGATCAAGACCTGTAATATTCATGTTCCTAACACCGAGGTTACGAAGTTCCTGGGGAACATTGGAGTTACTCATATACCTTTACTTGATATTTTTATATAGGTTTATGGTAAGATGATACTCGCTATACTTCTACTTATCATAAACGTGTATATATACATGAGTACGAAACAAAACGAAAAGGTAAAAGAAGTACGGGAAAAATATAGAATTCTCAGGGAACATATACAAACAACTGGACATAGTGAGTTTAAAGTTTTACGTCACGAAGTACCATTAACAATGTATCACAGGACAAATGGACACATTGGGTATAACACGAATAAAGGTAATGAAATTGGTTTATGCTTAGACGGTGATACGAACGAAATATTCCACGTATTAATACACGAACTCGCACACTCAACGGTCGATGAGTATTCACACAGTAAAGATTATTGGACAAATTTCAAAAAATTGAGAGATATGTGCGTCCAACTCGGAATCTATAAAGAAATACCAAAAAAAACTAAATTTTGTGGTAAACACGTCCAGGATAAATAATCTAAGGTAAATGTAATAATGTCAGCGACAAAAGTTGATTTAGCAAAAGCTATTTTATTATGGAATGGAATTTTATCTTTATCGAGTATACCACTACTCGCGAGTGAATATTGGTCTAATGTGATCTTTTTATTGTTTATTATACCTAATGTTTTGGGTATGATGCCAAGAGGTGGTAAAGTATGGGGACGTCTTTCCCTTGATATGCCTTTCCTTTTGATATCGACTATAATAAGTTTAGCTTTTACACTCTTAATTACAGAAACGAACGAAAATATAAAAGAAGATTTTGTTAGGTTCGGTAAAAATACACGGAGTACAGTGACTGTTGTTGGACTTCGGGCATTGGGATTAACCATTGGGTTTATAATTTCTTATTTATTGTTTGGTGGTGATAAAATGTATTCACACTTTAATTCTAATTAAGCGTATCTTTTATACAAAAAGAATGCAATGGCGGCGACTGCACCAGTCGAACCCAAACCAACGGCACTTCGGTTCCCTTGGTCGTTAAGAAATTGTGGTACGAAATTTGCGAGTTTTTCTTGAACTGGCTTACTAATCGCTATCGCAGTACAAACAGCGACCACGAGAGCTTGAAACTGATCATCAGTTAAGTTAAATGGGTTTTGACTAGAATTCTTTTGTCTAGACTCGTTTGGTTGTTGAAGACCCATCATTGGTGATTGCGCTTGCGCCTGTGTCATTCGTGGGTCAACTGCCATCATTGGTGGTTCGAGGGGTGATTCTGCTTGCATAACATCTTGAATTGGAGTAGAGTCCATAGTACTTTGTTTAAAATCAATATTTTTTTCCGATACAATATTCGGCGGTTCTATAATAGGTTGTTGTCCTTTTTCTATGAAATTCGTAGACATGTTATTATTTAATGCTACCATACCATCGCTATTCTCGGAAAGGTTTAAAGTACTCACGTCAGTTGACATTTATATGTGCAAAGTTTTTTGATTTTTTACGTTTACGCGTTAGCCTGATTATTTACTTACCTTGATTATGTAAACTATCAATAAAAATATTAAAATTAGTAAAACTAATAATTTTATATAATTATAATTAGTATTAATATCGTATCTTTCTAAAGCTGCTTTAGAAAACTCTCTTCTATATTTATAATGTCCTGTATCACTACTTATAGCGTTATTGGTTTTTAATTTCTTTACATCACCATTGGTTGGTTTCAAATAAATTGGGGTTTTGTTATAATTTTTAATGTAAATTAAATTTAATAATATATCTTCACCGTTCCATACTGGTTTAGCTTTCAAGGCGAAGTCATTCATCTTATGTTTTTCGTTCATGAAATCTTTACATATCGATTTGTTTGTCATTAAAATTTGAGTTAATACAATTTGTTGATCGCCCATTAAAAACTTTTTATTTGAATACCCTTTGGTTTCGGAAACGTATCTTTTTTCTGAACCTATAACCACATTAGGATTCTTTTTATACTTTTTGTACATTTTGTTAACGTAATTTTCTGACGGTAACATATCGTCATCAATTATTAAAATACAATCGTTTTTTGCATCGCACGACCTAGAGAATCGTAAAGCGACACCTAATTTTGTGTTCATATTTTCATCACGATAATGTTTAACAATTTTTAGTTCTGGTGTTTCAAAGTATGTTTTACTGTTACCGTGAGATACGATGACTTCTGAAACCAATTTATAATTAACAATTTTTGGTAATATGTCGTTTATTATATTATCGGGGCGTTTCCAATTTAATATGATAACACTTATCATTTAATGTAACAATTTAAAATAATTAACTGATTAGTTTGTATTTAGGGTATAAACACCCAAACGTTTTTATAATTCGTGGTAAATCGTTTAACTTATCGTAGTCACACATGTCTTCATCTACGTATATGGTTTTTGTACTATGACAAATATCAACCAATACACGGTATCCTTCATCGCTTTCACCACCTGATGTAATTTCATTATATGCTGGATAAACTAATGGTGTAATAATATTTTTATGTAATAATTGTTTCGATAAAGTTCGTAAACTATTCATTTCTTCTTAATAACTTTTAATGTGGTCGTTTTTTTAACTGTGTTACGATCACCCAATTTCAAGTTACCGTGTTTTGGATTAAACATCTTCTTATGTGTTTGCCAATATTGTGGTGCACCAACCTTAAAGTTTTTCCTAATCTTTGCTTTGTACCAAAAAACACAATCTTCTATTCTATTACTCTTAGACGTGTTATCTAATACCAAACACTCGTAATTTTCAGTACAAGAGTCCATCACTTTATTGAACATCTCAAACGTTGGAAATATACCAAAAAAGTTTTTATATAACTTCTCACGATTTTGAATTATATTTTCACGCAAAATAAAAATGTAATCTATATTCGCCCTGAGTGCTGGAGGAAGATCCATACAATATTGCATAGTTAACATGAAAAATATCTTCCAGTGACGACCGTTCATAAAACATTGGCGAATACACGTATCTTTCATGAATTTAGAATCATACATACAATCATCTAAAAGAAGAAACGCACCAGAGTTTGGCTTACCCGCACCAACAAGCTTTTTCTGTCTATCCATAACGCGTTCGATAGCTTCTCTATCGTAATCACCGTATATGAATAGGTCGGGTATATACTGTTGATAATAATGATTACCTTCCTCTGTAGCAGATAGAACTATTCCCGCTGGTAAATGCTTTTTGTGGTACAGAATATCAGTAACGAGTGTAGATTTACCGGTATTACGTTTACCTATAAAAACACATACTTTATCATCAGCCATGCTTTCAGGTTTGAACTTTCGTAATTGAATATTCATCTACCATAACGCCTCGTTTTAATTTATAAAATTTTACTCACATAAAGTAAGAATGGCTGGTAAATTGAACCTTGCTGTCACTGGTATCCAGGACCAATGGCTTACTGGTGAACCTGAATTTTCATATTTCCTGATGAATTTTAAACGACACACAAAATTTTCAATAGAAGCCATAGAAACACCGTTCAATGGTGATCCTAATTTCGATAGCTCCGTTGAGTCTAATATACCAATGAATAAGGGAGATCTTATCAGAAGTATGATGCTTAAATTTACTTTACCTAGACCAACGGCACCGGATAAAACGTTTACAGTTTCAGAATCAGGTGGTAAATACTTTATAGACGGTGATCAACAGGCGACACTCACACTTTATGAAGGTACGACGTATACCTTCAACAATGCAAGTCCAACACACCCGTTTAGATTTG